TTACCTCTAAGTTATCGGCATTGTATAATTGTAGGTTATTCATAAGGTTTTTATTCTTTACTTACTACAAAATCAAGATTAATCGCCCATATACTGATACCCTCAAGGCGTTCCAACACTTGTTTGTCTTGTTTGGTAAAAGCTGTAGCGGGTTGGATATTCTTAGCCATATAATAGGCTAATATATCTTTGTTTCTTGCGCTCGCCGAAAAAGGAGGGACATTAAGGGGGGTGCCTGCTACCATATCATCAGTAACGCTCTTTTCATTAAGTACGGACAACTCAAAGATACTCTCAATGGTACCTGTGTGTTGCAGGGCGAGGTCTAAAAGGCTTTGATTATGTAATACTGTTATGGTCATCTAATTCAAAAGTTTTATAAAACTTCTTATTGATTATCTTGAGCAGCACCTTCGCAAAGCGAAAGCCTAAACAATCTAAATTTTCCAATAGGCTCACTACTAATTGCCATATAATCCCTATAAGTACTATCCAATAAAGCCAATGGAAGGGGTCAAACTCAAAGCCCCCAAGACTTGGAAACTCTACATTAGCCGAGAAGGTATGCAGTATATAAATAGGCACTAAGTAGGTGGCTATCTTTAGGATCATACGTCCAAATTTGCGACTCTCGTGCTTTTCGCCTCTCTTACGGGAGGCCTGTACGCCCGTAATCCATTCAAATACGAGCAATACCACGTAAGCGGTAAGGAATAAATGGTTGAAACCAAAGAGAAAATGTACAGTAGCAAACAAAAAGGAGAGTATTACGTCCATCTTTATAAAGAGCATTGAAAAAGTGTGACCAAAGGAAGAGTGCAGGAAGTCTTTGCTATCCCTAAATCCAAATCCTTGTAAAATGTAATTGAGTGTTATCATCGTTATTAGTTTATTTTTTTAGCTTATGGTTCCCGTTCCCACACTGGTAGTGGCACCTGTTTGGGAGGCGGCTGTACCTGCTGTGGTTACACTGATACCAGGGGCTATTGTTACCTCGCCACTGCGAACAAAGGCATAAATAAGGCTTGCTAAGCGTTCGGCATACTCTTCCATTGAGGCATCGGTTTTGGTAAACATATCCTGTTGTAGTCGGATAATGCCTTGTTTGAGTTGTTCTTTGTTTAGTGCCATAGTTGGTTTATTTTGTTATTGATTTCTTCAAACTTCGCTACATTATTTGGTGCAAAGTTGCCAGGTCCTGAAGGGGTTTGTATGATAGCGGTTTTAAGCTCAGTTAAAAGGTCATTTAAAAGGGTTTTAAAATCGGTTTGCTCGTTCTTGATTTGGATTTTACCATTTTCAATTTTTAAGCTAAACCCTTCCAAGGTACATGCTACTTTCTCTAGCTCGGAGGTGCCTACTACTATGGCCGTTTCTTTGTTAATAAAAGCCACACATACCAGTGAGCCTACTTTGGGTTGAAGGTAGAAGCCTCCTTGTTCCATATCCACTACCAAATACACATCATAAATAGGAGAGGATCCGTCCAAAGGCGTTACATCAGCTGTTTGGTTTTCCTCGTCTACAGAGGTTACCTTACACACTTTGGCGTATAGCTCCTGCCCTGTATAGGCTAATTGCTGTATAAGTTGTTTTATCATAATGCGTTGCCGAGTTCTATTTTTTGTCGGTAGCCATTAGTTCCGAAACTAATCTCATTCTTTTTCACTAAATAAGTACCCCAATTTCCGTCGGAGGCGTGTATCTCCACCATGTCACACTTGCGCACTTCGGGGGTGCCGAAAGTTTCAAATGAACCCTTAAACCCACTTTGCTTATAACGCTCTAAAGCCTCCATGGCATACTTTTTAAGCTCTTCTTCCGAAAGTCCGTCGATACGAATCTTAATCACGTCGCCGTCTTTGTCACCATACTCATAAGTGATTTTTTTATGTTTGGCGTTAAAGCTTTGTGCCTCTACCCTCACTCGTATATCGTCCTTGTTGCGGTAGGTAAAATCCTCCTTAATGATATTCTTGCCATGCTTAAAGAGGTGCTTTTCTCTGTTATCTATAGGGTATTCCAAACCTATATACAGCACCGATTGTCCTTCAACAAATCTAAAATAGCTGCTAAGCATTACCTTGTCCTTTAGCTCTTGTAACTCTTGTGATACACTAGGTTGGGTAATACGCCAGGCGCCTACTTGTATGTTGTCATCTATAAGCTTATAGGCGATATTCGTACCCTTGAGCAGGTGCTCTATGATCTCCTTAAGTGAAGCGTTCTTAAAAGCCTTGGGTTCAGCCTTGATAGATTTGAGAAGGAACATCCCATCCTCACAGGTAATCGTAACTGGCACCTTGGCATCTACCGAGCGGATATAACCTGCAAATCGCACTACTAAATCATCATCATAACCGAGTTCTACCATAATGCGGTCACCCCTTTTTATAGGCGGATAAATCATCTCTTTATTATTGCCTGCAGGTGCTACCTGCCCCTGCCATTTGATGTTGCGTGGCAACTTCAGTTCGCAAGTATCGGTAAGGCTCCCCATATCTTCTACAATATTACACTCAGCTACCGAATTGAATTGCCAGCGGGTGCTACCCGTCTCAATAGTTATTCTACTTACTAATCTTAACATACTCGTCTTGTTGTATTTGTTTGATTTCGTAAGGCTCATCAGAAAGCATTTGTATCTGTACGCTTTGGCGATTGCTATGGGTTTCCTGTTGCAAAGAAAAGGAGGTAACCACAGCTGATTTAATTCCGAAAGCATATAGGAAATCACTCTCCACCTCTACTGCTTCGGGGGTAGTAAGGAGCTTCCTAAGGGTCTCCAGCTGACTTAGTGGATAATCCTGTTTGGGCAAAAGGAACTCCTCATCCGCCTGTTCGCTTGGCTCTCCTTCGTAATCTGTTAGGGCTATATCCAAGGTAATTCCATAGTCCCCATTGCTGATATACTCCTTGATAGTACCATCTCTCCCTTGTAGAGAAGTAGTTACAATATTGCGCTCCTGGGTAACCGAGATAATCACCTCTTTAAAAAGCAGACTGTAACGCTCACCCTCATAGTGGGTACTCATCCGAAGTGAAGTCAGCCATGGGCGATTCTCCAAATCACTTAATGAAGAGAAAGTACCGTCAAACTCTTTTACCTCTAAGTACCTACCCGTTTGCATGCCAAATCGAAAAGCAAGATTAACGGCTGTCGTCTTGGCTATGGTCAGGGGTTGGGGTTGAAAGTTAAAGTCTATCATCGTTATTATAGGTTATCTTAGAAAATCGTCCGCGGGTGCTATCTGCCTACCCGCCTGCAAAGTCGGCAGTAGCGGTAAGGAGTATCTCGCGTACAGCTTGTAGAAGCTGTTGCCTGTCGAAGCCTCTGTCGGCATTCATATAGATATTAAAGTTATCCATCATCTTACCAATGGTTAAGTTGCGCACCTTGTTTTCACTCTTGCTTTTGTCACCCCCAACTCCTGTACTGTTCATAGTTTTTTGGGTAGCTACCCCTCCTACTGTAGGTACGGTAAGTTGGTTTTTCTTCAGATCAAAGCTATCACTCTCCACAAGGGTCACCTCTTGGGGTTTATCGTCCTTTTGAGTCTTAGCCTTTTCCTCTTCGGAGACTAAATCCATATTCTTTCGGAACTCCTCCACACTTCCAGAGGCATTGGCAGCCCACTCCCAACCTGTAAGCTCAGCAACCCAACCGAGTATCTTCTGCAAAGGTGCCATAATCACATCTATGAGTACCAAACCGATACGCTTAAATCCCGCTAAGATACCTTCTGATTGAAAAGCCTCTACAATACTATCCCAATGCCGCTTAATCATCGTAAAAGCACTAATAAGCATACCTATAGGGCCTAAGAGAAGCAACATAGTAGAGCCAAAGCTATCAAAATAGTTTGTTGCCGTTACCACATAACCTATAAGTAGTGCAATGGCACTTACCACCAATAGGATAGGGTTCATGTTCATGATAGCATTCAGAATCCCTTGTGCCACAGCCATAGCCTTGGTAGCAGCTGAACAGATATTTGTCCATAGGGTAGCCCGCTTTTGGGCATCAGCTAGAAAGACAAACCCTTTATAGACTCCTACTAGTAAAGGGGCAAAATTGGTCAAGTCCTTTGCTATATCACTCAAGGCACTAGCGTAGCCAAATATTCCGTTGGTAGCATTGAAAATAGAAATCTTAAAGTCCTCTACCTGTCTGGTAAGGCGATTGTTTTTCTCCTCTGTGGTTTCCATAATTACCCCTGCCTGCTCTATGGCCGAGTTGGTACCCACTATTTGTTGAGTCATGGCTTCTGCCTGGTCTGCTGTATTGATAAGAGCAATGGCGGCTGCCATATTCTCCTTGCCAAATACCTTGGTCATTAGAGCAGTATCACCTTGTATCTTACGTAATGCTTTGAGTCGCTCATGTAGGGGTATGCTACTATCAGCTAAGTAATCAGTGCTAATACCCGCTTCTCTTAGTCCATCGGCGGCAAGTTTTGAGGTAAATCGCCCTTCTGAAAGAGTAGTCAGTACGTTACGCAAGGCGACCCCACCTTCGCTACCTTTCTTACCCGCTTGGTCAAGAAGCTGAATATAGGCATTGGTTTCGGCAAACGATAAACCAGTAGTCTTAGCCACCATACCTACTTGTTCCAAAGCCTGCTTGATTTGGGGCAATTCGGCTGAGCCATTTTGAGCAGCGGCTGACATCACATTCATCATCTCTGTCATTATCTTAGCCGCCTTGATAGGGTCTTCCATGCTGACCCCAAACTGGTTCAACGAGGTGTTAAGTACATCGGTAGCCGCTATGGTGTCACCTCCCATTTGTTTGGAGAGGATATTTACATTTTCTCCCATTAGCTTCATCGCCTCGCTATTCTTGGCGATGTCTGGGCTAAGCTGTGAAAGCATCATTTTGTAGGCCTCCACATTATCCACAGCCGAAGTACCAAAGGTTTTAGCGGTATCACGAGCAGCCATTTCTATAGCCTTGAGACCATCACCTGTAACGCCCGTAATAGCTGAGAGTTCAGCGAGGTTTTTTTCAAGCGCTATACCAGGGGCATATAGGTCTTTTACGGCCATCGTTGCTCTATCAGTAAGGTTTAGAAAACTCTCAAGGTTGAGCTTAGTGAGTTTGGTACTCTCCTTAACTGTTTTACTGACTCCTTCTATTGCCTTGGTCGTATTCTCGGAAAAGGTGTTTAGGGTTTGATTGATTTGGGTAATCTCCGCCTGTAGTATATCCATATTTTTAAACAAGGCTACAAATACGGCAGAGACCTGACTATCCCCTGCAATGCTGAAATTTATACCGAAATTAAATGTATTATTCATTTCTTTTTTGTAACTTTGCCTTGTTAAACTTATACTACTATGAAAACACTATTTTGGCTTGCTTATATTCTATCTTTTATAGTATTTGTGATAAGTTCCATACTGTGGAATCTTTATGAAGTAGGGGCTATTAGTATCTACATCAGCCTACATATATTTTTCTTTTGCTTGGTATATAGCAATATCTACCCTGAAAAGGTAAAACTACCCGCCCATAAGCACCTTAAATAATTCAGCTTGGTTTTGTATACGCCAGTGCTCCAGCCATAGGGCTTGGGCATAGAGTTTACACCACTGAGAAGCCTGTAGCGTATCGGGATCTATCCCAAAGTTGGCTCGTATGAGTGCCTCCACTTTCCACTCTTCTTTGTCGCTTGGCTCGGTGCTATCTGCACCTGTCGATAACAACGAGCCTACAAGTTTTTTGCAGTTGCCTTTGTTTTTTGCACTCTTAGCATGAGGGCTTCTACAGCCTTAAGCTTGAGCATATCACGCCCTGCAATAGCCTCGTCAGCTTTCACTATATAATTCAGATAAGCTACTTGGGCAGCTTTCACCTCATCGGTTTTAGAAATCTTTGTCATCGCCTCCAGTTGCTTAAAGGTAGGCTCCTTGAAGATTACTTGGTGGGTCTGTCCATCGGCTTCTACCTCTACGAGTACCAACTCGCCGTGTTCCTCTTTAAGGGTTTGTATTTCCGCCATACTAAGCCCACAAATGGTTTCTTCTTTAGGGCTATTGTCTTCTACAAATGTGTATGTTTCTTCCATGATTAAATAAGATTTAAGAGTTATAGAATTTAAGGAATTAAACAGACTTGTCCACCACGTGGCTTACAATGAGTTCTAATTCTATTTCCTTGTGCATATCGCCCTCTTTCCACTCAAAAGCTGTTTTTTGGAACTCACAATTTTTTAGAATATGGGTTACTAAAGGCTGGTTGTCGGGCTGATAGTTTATGGTGATAGAGAAAGGAGCAATACGATGTAATTGCCCTTTAGGAGCTTTAGCTTTGAGAGCCATTACAGTAGCGGAGAGCAAGGTAATAGAAGCGATAGTTTTCACCCTACCATAACCACGGCTCACGGGGTGGCGCCCTGCTCCATATACATTCTCCTTCTCTTGACTCTCCTCGTACTTGATAGCCACGATACCTGTTACAGGTACGCCACCTATGGTACAGATAATATCCGCCCATCCGTATTCTCTTCCGTTGATAAGGGGTTCGTATTCTAACATAGTTTTTTAGTTTTTCAGTTGTTAGTTATTAGTCATTAGTCACTTGTCATTTGTAACTAACTAAGGGCAAATCCGATAGCTACTTCTATCTCTCGCATGGTGCCAACGGGTATAATCTTGAGTACTACCTCCAACTTGGAGGTTTGCAAAATGCGCTGTTGTGGATTGATATAGACCTTATAGCCGCTGATCTCGCCATTACGCTTCATTGCATCCAAAGGCTCCTCACAGAGGGCATTGATAGCTGACACAGTAGCCGTTTGCAGGTTTCCCGTATCGGGGTCTATATAGGCAGGCCCTGAAACCTTGGGTACTAACACTCGGTTTAGTTCACGAATAGCCTTATCAATAGTGCGATTATTCTCTATATAAGCAAAATCACTGGTGGCAGCCGTAGCGGTGAAGCTATCATTGAAGTACGTACCTGCATTACCTGCATACTGGGTTAGGAATATATAGCCTTTGCTGTTCAAGGCTTCCACCTGTGCAGGGGTAAGGGCGCTAAGCTTAGTGCCATCAGCAAAGGCAGGCACATCCAATTCAAGGGCACGCAGCACATCGCCTGTTAGCCCTTTGTTGTAGGCAACACTCACTAAGTTCTGCTTCTCTACCCACGCAATACTCTCGTGTACTTGGGCTTTGGACAAGGCACCAAGGGCAGCCCCAATGCAACTGACCGAAGGAGTAGTTTGAGTGATATAAGCACCTCGTCCTGCGCCATCTTGCCCGATAACCACACTTACCAATTCTGCGTTTTTGGTGCGTAAGTCGGGAAGATTTGCCATATTTTCAGCCTTGAGTTTAAAGCTATAGAGTACGCTTAATGGGGTGATACGTTTGGCCAAGTCTTTCGCTATGGTGTTCAGCTTTGAAAGTGCATTGTCTAAGCCCGACAACTCGGTTTTGAAGTCGCACACGGCCACTTGGCGGAGCTTGCCCTGTGCAAAGGCTTGCAGAGTCTTTACCTCCGTATAGTTGCCGTCGGAGCTTGCTACAGACTGCACATAGAGCTTTGCTCCCTCATTAATACGAAAGAACTCAGTGATATGATAGTGCAATACAGGGTTTGTATTGGGAAAAATCCCTTTACCATTGAGTTCCTCTACTGAAAGCAATAAGGTA